ATGTATAGAAAAGCGATACAAGACGAAGCATTATTCATTGAACTCGCAAAAACATACAAGAACGTTGAATACCGAATATACGCCGCGGGTGAAATAATGTGCGTAGACGATAGAACGTTGAATTATAATTTTATTTCCGGAACGTATAAAATGAAAAAACATATGACGACCACGCGGGTTGCACACGAGCAAGTTTATTTTACATATATGATGCATACTATATGTCCGAAATATAGCACTATTCTGTTTCAATCGGGCGCAATGATAAAAGAAGATGTATTACCTCTAACCAGACGAGAATTGTCGCGTCTACGAGGGCACAACGTCCCGTTATTTTTGTTTGATACGCAAGATAAATGTTGCCGTATGCGAAATGCAATACTTCAACGCAAAACATCCTTGAAAACAACCGTTCTTACCAATGAAGAACTACATGATATTGGTAATAGTGTAACAATGTAATATACCGGTCAAACGTTGAATCTGAGTGGCGGCATATCACGTCGAAATATGACATGATAATTTATATTTTATTTCAATTAAACTTTTTTAAAATAATATAATATTGTTTAAATATTCAGTTAAATAAATATTAAATAGTTAATTACTTAATTACATACATAGTAATTCTATAAAATTATAAATTTAACATAAGTTACCAAAATGAGCGACGATTGTAAATCAGTCCCTGCCGAAACGGGTATTCCCGAGAATTTCAAGAAAGTAATCACGGATTTCATATCCAGTTTTTTAACCACATTTCCCGAATACACTCAAGGACTGCACTCTAACCTATGTGTCACCACAACACATGCTGCCGACGAAATGGGCGATGCGGCAATCGCGAAATTGCACGAACATTGTAGAACCGTTTATCCTGAACGATTTTTTGATATTTTGTATCAAAATGACCACATATTTTCTCCTGATTCTACAATTTCAAATGACGTGAGCGTAGATTTCTTGCCCGGAATTGATTTCAGGCTGGTATGGAACCTTTCTGATATCACGGATACCACGAAGGAGCACATATGGAAACATCTGCAGCTGATTACATTCACTATTGTGGGCAGCATGTCCAAAGGCAATCTGACATTCGGAGACACCGCCAAGATGTTCGAAGCCATTAATGAAGAGGAACTGCGCGTCAAACTGGAAGAAACAATGGCAAATTTGCAGTCCATGTTTGAACCGGGCGCAAATAGTGATACGGGAGGGGGGGAAGAGGGTGGGGCAACGAATCCAGACGCTGCGCCATCTGCATCAGCATCGGATGCGCTTCCCGATGCGGAATCTATGCACGAACATCTGTCAGGTTTACTTGGAGGAAAAATTGGAACGCTTGCAAAGGAAATAGCAGAAGAGACGGTAAGTGAGTTAAATATCGACGTGTCTGAAGAAACATCTGTGTCGGGTGTATTTCAAAAACTAATGAAGAATCCTGGGAAATTGGCGGGAATTATAAAAAAAGTGGGTGAAAAACTGGATAAGAAGATGAAATCTGGCGACATTAAAGAGAGTGAGTTGTTCAAAGAAGCCAGCGAGTTTATGAACAAGATGAAGGCTGGTAGCGGTGGAAAGGGAGGAAAGGGTGGAATGGGCGGAATGGGGGACCTCGCGCAAATATTGAAATCCATGAATTTAGGTGGGGCCGACCTCGGTGGATTGGCTGGAATGATGGGTGGAAAAACGAAAGTGAATCTCGGTGCAATGCAGAGCCAGTTGGGTCGAAATATGAAAATGGCGCAAAATAAGGAACGCCTGCAACGTAAACTCGAAGAGCGGCGCGCAACAGCGTTGATTGCTGCAGCGGCATCAACTCATCAGCAGCAGCAGCAGCAGCAGCAGCAGCAGCAGCAGCAGCAATCCAAAGAAATGAAACACAGTGTATATAAGCCATCCGATGGAGAAAGTATTGAAAAAACTCCCAGGAATCCGAACAATGCAAATCAACCACAATCGATTGAAACTCAATCGCAGCAATCAACAACAACAACAACAACAGCAACAAAAGTGAGCCAGGCTCAGAAAAAGAAACACAAGAAATCGTAATAATTTCAATTAATCAATAAAATAAAATATTTTGTAATTATAAATAAAATATTTTAATTAGTTTCATGAATCAGAAATCGACTCGTAGTAGTCGTAAAATATACGCCAAAATGCGAGGGTATTGGAATAAAGTAAATAAACGCACAGCATTGAGGGGCAATAAAAAATGTGTCAAAAACACGACGCAAAAATATGCATCGCGTCCTGGACCACCGTATCCAGCAAATGAATGCTGCGGAATGACAAAAACAGGAAATGATGGATACAAATACGTTTCCAAACCCAAAGTCACCGGAATTTGTGCATGGACTAAGAAAATAAACAGTTAGTTAACATTAACGAGGTATTTTAACGCCGAGCACGCTTTGAAGTTTATTCACGTGCGCGGGATTATACACGCCACCGCCGCGTTCCAGCTCGGCAATTATTGCCACATCCATGTTGCATTTTTGCGCAAGCTCCTTTTGGGTTAGTGATTTTCCACATCGCGCAGTGCGCACGGCGTCCGATGTCAACTTGGATACGTATTTTGTTTTCTTGGCATCATCGTCCGACGCGGCCTTGTAAATTCCCACATTTGCAAGTGACGATGTTGTAGGTTGGTTAGAGCCAGAACTCGCATTTGCATTCACGGATTTTTTCTTAAAAACAACCGGAGTCCAATCCTGGCAATCGGGTATTGTATTCATAATTTATTTTAGTTTATTAATTTGATATATCAATACATATTTTATATTTATATATTTTAGAAATAATAATATAATATAAAATGTCAGAAAAATGGTATATTAGATTTCCAGGGGGTAAATGGATTCCAGCAAATGAACATCAAAAAGATGCGGTTAAGGTTTTGATGGAGCGTGGAGGAAATGCTCAAACAATAAACGTGAAACATACGATGGGGGGGTGTTTAGTGCACAGTTTGATACAATAGAACATTTAGCGAATAATGAATTGTTTACAAGATATACGCCCGTTCACGTGGGCTGGGATACCCGCGTGGACCCTGCTGGCCAAATATACTACGGGAACAAGGACAGCAAACAGAGCCAGTGGAAGTTTCCCCCTGCTGATTTAAAGGTTGAAATGACATATTGTTTGCCAACTACAGCAGGTTTTGCGAATCGAACTGCAGAAGGTTTTGGAGGAGGAGGCGGCAATTTAAATTATAGAAAAAATAAAATCTCCATAAATTTACATAACCGATGTCGTAACCGATATCGATCCCACCGGTATCGTAAAAATAAACATATCAATTTGTATAAAAGAGCTCGAAAAGGAACGCGCAGATTAAGTTAAGAGATAATAGTATGTTGTCGAAAGACGTGACCACTGGGTTGATTGTGTATTTTGCCAAGACGTATGATGTCAAAGAATGGGTAATAAATGACATCGGAGTTTCTTCGTAATCAACCAGACTCATTCATAAACATGTATAATGATGTATAAATAAATTAATTATATCCATAAATTAAAATAATGTTGTTCCAAACGTAGATTCCTGAAATACGTCAATGTACATGAATCCATCCTCCGTTTTTTCCTGGGCATATATTGTTCCGATGGGTGTCGTAGTTGGATGAAGGCGATTATTGATGAACGCGTATATGGCATATTCTGGTTGCAGCTTCATGTGTTTGCGAATCACAAACAAGAATTGTGCCAGGGTCAATTCGTAAGGCACTGCGAATTTATTTTTGGAAAGCGGGTGCGCCTGATGGAGTTGTTCGCTGCACTCAACTACGACAGGTATACGCGTAGGGTGCTGCTTAACGATTCGTTCAGCCGTGATTTTTCGTTCGGGTAACGTAACGCGCTGTCTATATTTTACCATATCACCGGTTTCTTTTTCTTTTGTAGTCATCTTACTCATATGATCGCGATTGTTTCGTTTGCGTTCTTATAATCTTATAATCTTATAATATTGTATGTAGGTTTAATAGTATCACAATATTATATTTATATCATATTTCGAATTTTTAAAACCGCCTTACCCTGCGAATGGCGGAATATGACGCATTGCTTTCGTCACCACCTTCGCTGCTATCGTTATAGTTCTTGTTCACGGCGCGCTGCTTTCGATATGTCGTGTAATTGGAACTGTCATACACGTATTTTGGGTTGCAGTTTGCAGACGGAATACCTGAACCGTCGTCCATTGCGCGCACGTGTCCTGCCGATGTGCGCCAGGCGCCAGAAATACTTTGCTTTACACCGCTGACCTGATTGGGTCCACCGGATGAATAATTCTGCCGGATTAAAAAGTCGCCTGCATTGTTAACAACGCGAAACGGGGTGTTGATGTATTTTTGTCCGTTGATTGTGCCGCTTGCGGCTTGTCCGTTCCAAGCGCGTCGCAGTGTGAACCGAAGCGATTCGCCTTCGGAGCTTTTATTGAGTGAGCCATTGTGATAGGTCGCCATTTGAGTTGAGTTCGGTTGAGTTGGGTTAAAATAAAATAATTTATAGGTTATTAATTGGTATGTATATAATAATATAATAGTAAATAATAATTAATTTTTATTTTTTTTGGTTTAA